GTAAAAATAAAATAAAATAATGTGTGAGTTCTTTCAGAAAACTGTCTAATTTACACCTTAGACGAAAGTGGGTCTTTCTCATAGTATAGACCAATACCAGGTTTTAGAAGAGTTAAACCAAACTCCATCTCTAAGTTAAAGACAAAGAGATGACTGTCTATTGGGTCAGATTTATCAGTAAATCTAGAAAACTTGATTCAAAAGTTTAACGACGATTCAGAATCATGGGTCGGTTGAAACTTAGCGCCAATCGCACTCATCATAGCGGGGTTCCTCAAATTGAAATCTGAGGCCTGCCTGCTCTGCGTGGTCATAGTAGAGATCAAAAGTCATTGACAAAACTGCGTCGCACATGCGCGTCAGATTACGAATATTCTGATGGCTTGCGGGCACACTACACCATATGGACAGTGTGTGACCAGTGGCAATAGCGCCTAACATCGGATCTCCTTTAATCTTGCGGTAGTACATCAGATTATTGATCAACATCGGTATATTGGGTATACCAAATTGATCATCATCATAAATGACACCTCGCATAGCGTTGAGGAGTTGTTCCTCGGTGGCAAGTTTCAAATTCCAGTGTGGGGGCAATCCAGATGGGGCTGTGAACAGCGCGCTAGAGTGTTGAGCAATCACATCGATAATAGGATCGATAGATTTCTTCAAAACAGTACTAGCTGGCATTCGACTAACGCCAAAAGTAAAAGCTCCACTCGTATCAACTAAACATCCAACTTCCATGAATTCCTCCTTGAGTGGGAAGAAATTAATCAGATTATAGTTAGGACGCACAAAGAGAATACTATTTCTAGCTTTCTCAAAGGCCTCGTAACCATAGAAGAAGACAGCACGCAACGCCGAGTTACAATTGTTTTCACATGCAACTTCAGGGTCTTCAGCATGCTCTCCTTTTCTAATCCAATTAATCTGTTCCATAGGATTCCACGCAAGTGGGACATATCTTCCAAACAAAGTACCAGTCCTATTCCGCAAGAAAGTAAACTCACCTATCGACTTCCAATCCATGTTGTTCGTTTTGTCACCTGACGTCATCGTAATGTTGTACTGCTCTAAATACTCAGAAATAGCCTTAGCATTGAACTGTTCTTCACACGATGGAAACACGGTCATAACGAAATCATCACCATAGTTCTTAGTTCGCACATTTTGTCGGTAAAAGTGCAAGTCACTCATCGCCCGAGGCATCAAAGATAGCCACGCACATCTAATGTAAGTTTCATTTATCAATGAACCTACTATAGCTGTGAGCATGCTACCCGAGCTCGTACCAGACGGTATAATGACAATGTGATTAAGAACCTGATGCATGGCTTGTGCGTCATACCTCAACAACACTCTCGCTTGCCTCTTAACACTCTCACTCATCCACTTCTCAACAAACAACTCATTGACTCT